CAAGGGCCTTGTCAATCGCTTGGCATACCGTGTCGTACACCCACTGCTTGTGCGTCGCGCACAAGGCGTCGTCCCCCACGAAGAAAAGCTTGCACTGCTTCATGGCCTGCCACCACGCTATATCAGAAGCGTATGAGTCGCGGTAGCGGCAGTAAAGCGCGTAAATGGTGACAAAAGCGTTGATCAGCGTGTTGCCGGCGGTGGTATCGGGGCGCCCTGAAAACCGGCAACCTTTGAGCGTGAACTTAACGCCGTGACGTGAGTAACCGAAGCCCTTGGTCCCTTGGCGCATGAGCTCGTAGACGTCTTCGCATCCAGGAGCGGAGCGTTCGTCACTGAGGTAGTCCATGACGTCTATGGCTAGCAGCTGCAGCTCCTCGCTCTGCGTACTATCGAACTTCGCGTAATCACGTTCGCTGACGGTTGGCGTCGTGCCCTCAAATGCATCGTGCATCGCCGCGCCAAGGCGATCGGCCGAATACCCACCGGCGTAGACGACGAAGTTGTTAACCGTCCAACAACGTTTCAGTGCTTCCATGAAGCCAGCAACGCGCGGCCCAACCGTCGCGTTGTAGTGCGGTTTGGATGTGAGAATCGCGCGCGGTGCTTTTGTCGTAACCGGCTCCCACGACCACCCAACCCCTTTCTCGCGCTTGACGAAGCACGAGATACGACAAATGTCGCGTGGCAGACCGGATATGCATTCATCACGCGCTGCAGTCAAGTGTTTGCGGTACGAGCACGGAAAACGGCGCACCCACCGTTCGAAGTCCATGGTGCCTTCGTCCTCGAAGTCAGGGAAAAGCAAGTCAATGTTGTCCATCACGAAGCATTTGAAGCGTGCCATCTCGCCAGGATCAATCGGTCGGGTCACGCGGCTACAGCGGTTACGAATCGCGGCGAACTCGTTGTCGGTTGTGGACGAATACACCGATTGCGTGCGCCCTTGGCCGGTGATCCCCACCAGAAGGTTGCTAGGCTTTGCAGCACCTGTATTCTCTTGCGGGTGCACGACCTTCGACCCGACACGCACTGGGTCAAGTGCACCAGTGTAATCGACGCTACCCGTCCAAATGTGGGGCACCGGTCGCGTCGGGCCGCTCGCGATGGTTAAGACCGCGGAGCCGTCCTCGACCGGTTCTGAGCCGGTCATGGAGCGTGACATTATTGCCGGTAGCGTGCGACCGCCGCCCGTTGAGATCGTGCCGGACGCTGACGGGAAGTATGGCACGAAGGAGTACACCAGCGCAGCAGTGGCGTGGAGTGTGCCAGTCACAAGAGCGGCGCAGTGGGTGACGCCACGCGACACCGCAGCGGTGTCAACGAGGTTGCCAACGGCACGCACCTTGTCACCGACCCAGCCAATTGCCCGCACCAGGGCGTCGCCGCGGACGGTGGCTGTGTACTGCGAAAGGCGGGTGAAGGCGAGGCCGCTGAGGGCCGTCATTGTGCGCAGGAAACTGAGCGTCTTGTGCGTCGCAACGACGCAGCCTGTGGTGAAGGCTCGCCAACTTTTGGCCATAACGTGCGACCCACCCGACAGTATGGTGCTGAGGACATTGCGGGCGGTGACTGCCGCATGCCAGTGGGCCCAATTGCGCGCATACCGCATCGCGCTACCGACCATCGACGCGGTGAACAGGTCCTTGGCCTCTTGGCGCTTCACGACGCTAGCGACGTACGACGTGACAGCACGGTAACTGGCCGCTGTGATCGATGCGAGCACTGCCACGCGCGACCAGCCCGCCGGAACGCCGCGCTCACCACCGATGTGGACGTGTGCCGGTATGCCAAGCGGCCACAGATCACCAAAAATCATGCGACGCCACTTCGCGAAACTGCGGACAAAAAACGTCGTCCACGTCTCACCCACGTCCCAGTTCTCGAGGGCTTGGCTATGATCGGCCAAGCGGTCGCTACTCTGGCGCAGTGAGTGTATCACTGAAAACTCCGTGGACACACCCTTGGCGAAGCCGAGATGCACAGCGGCCATGATCGCATCGGCTTGATGGGCCGGCGGGCAATTGTAGCCACTGATGCGGCCTTTGACGAGCTCGATGATGGCTTGGA